GCTCTTTGAGATGTGGGTCCCAAATCCTTCCGGCGCACCGGAAGGTATTATCTCAGATCTACAGGAGCACGCGAAGCGCGTACTCTACGTCGCTCGCTTCCACAATAATATTGCGGATCATGTTCCTTGATCTAGAATCTAATAATGCTATGGGTGGTATGCCAACAAATCTTGCTTTTTCTAAGTGGGGCATGCTTACCAACCCATGATACATCTTGTACAATGCGCGGCCATAGCGGTAGAATGTATCGGCTGCCAACGGTACAATGTCCAGCCACGTTTTGCGTGTAACTGAAATTTGTCTCGTAGTAGCCGAGATCACCCTTCGCTTAGCCTGTTGTTCGTCAAGCACACCTTCGTATGCTTGTGCCAATGTGCGTGCATAGTCAAATATCCCAGGGTACAAGTCCTGGGTGACAACCATGTCATTTTTGTCGTTTGCGCAGCGTTCCTTATCATACTCGCACCTCTCATTGATCTTGAAATCAATAGGTGCGAAATCGTCTGTGGACGCGCCGCCCACCACCGCGTGCAGCTCAGCAATGATGAATGCTTCTTTAGCCGGCCTATGGAATATAGTGGCAGCCCGGCGGATGGCTGACCTGACTAAATCGGCTAGCAGAGCTTGCGAAATCTTCGCTCGTTCGAATACTTCTCGTGCGCGCGTCACTATCGCTTTTACTGCCCCAGTGAGGTGCTCTGGCTCTTGACTTTCACACCTAGAGTGCACCAGTGTCGCACATGCTCGTGTCAGATACTGCGCTCCTAAACCGGTATCTTTATCTACTTTGTGCTCAACACGCAAGAACTCGCCGACTGAAAACACGTTGCACTTGGTAGGCTGTGCGCGTGCATTGATCAAAGCCATACGGTGGTGTATTCTCACCGCTGCTCCAATATGTTTGATAGATACCAGCACATCGTCACCGTTGTCTACAGAATCTCGCACGCCGCCTATGTCAAAGCATCCGGCTGCTTTAAAGTAGACGTAGTTGAGAGCAGTATTCATGAATGTTGTCAACCTCCATCCCGATAGCAACGTTCCCTTCAACTCATATTGTTCAGGCGGCTGTACATTGCTATTGTGTATCGTGACGTCGCTTAATGAGTCTATGACCCATAACATCGCCTCGCGCTGGTCATCGCTCATGTCTGCCTGAAATACGTTGAAGTAGGCAACTAGCACTGCTTGCATTGCTTGAGTAGAATGTTGTGCGTTGAAGTCGTCAAAATCATAACAGAAAGATTCGTTATCCTCCAGCATTATCTTTAGCCGCCTATGCACTCTGTCAGCAGCTGCTTCTTCACCAACTGGGAACCTGTGTTTAAAGACTTCCTCACACCTATACATGGCAAAGTTCGTAATTACGGTGCTTGTCAAGTCGACTCCGTATATAGCACGTTGCTTCGCCCACTCATACTTTACGCTGGTCCAGGCATGTATTTCAGGCTTGCGTAAGAACATGCTATCGACGTGTTGCCGGGACATCATGTTGAGTGCGACGAACTTTGTCTTCTGCCTGTAGTTTTTCGGTATGTAAGGTTCGTCCTCAGGATATTGCGAATGTATGCTCCCAGTAGGTGACCATTCCCACCGCGCCGATATGTACTTCTGTTTGTCCATTTTACGGTAATGGTACCCATGAGACTTTCCCAGTAAGAAAATTTCTGTAGCATACTTAACTACATCTTCAATGGACACCTTGACTACATCAGGCCGCGTCCTATGGCTGCGCTCTTTTCGCCAGTCTATTTGGCCTACTCCACGGTTAACCAGGCATTGCAGCTCAAATAGCTCGGTCAGGTCACATATCTCATGTTGATGCATACTCTTAATTGGAGTGGCGATCTCTTTTAAAATTTCAGTTAGCTCTGTTATATTTTTGCTGCGCCATATCCTCTTAGAAGTCGCCACAAGATATGCGACTTGTGGGCGCACTGTCATTATATACGCTAAAAAGGTGGCTACAGTCGCCTCTGTAATGCCCTGTATTTTCCGCAAATTTGCAAGCACCAAGCCCATGGCTCGAAGCGTGGTTGTATGTTGTTCAGCAATAGCCCATATTTCCTCAGGCCTGTAATGAGTGTGGTGTTCTGCGGTGATCACTGCCCGCTCAAATTCTCCTTCACGTGGCGGTATAGGCTTAGCTGCATGGGCAATTGCGCTGCGCTCTACGTCAAAGGTTTTTCGCAAATATTTGGTCGTATCCGCGTCGTGGAAATAGTAGCCGTCCACAGATGAGAACATGGCGGATAGAGTGCGCTTGACGATGGGTGGTAGAATGTTGGCCGGCGTTGTAACGCTGACATATAGTAACCACATCCCGTCGCAAGGTATGGCGACTGCCGCCACGCAAGTCTTGCCGACTAAATACCGACCAAAGCCTCCAACTTCGAAGCTTTGCCCCGGCAGTATAAAGCCGAGCACATACTTAGCATCATGTCTATCCACCGCTGTCAAGTGGTTATGTCTAATATTGACCCAAACAGGTATGTTATTAAGCGTCAGCGGCTCCTTTCTCTTGATGTATGGGCCATCACCGCCTGGAGTAGCATTAAGCATGGTGATGGCCTCGCCCCCGACTTCGCCTAAGCACTGGTCCCACCAGTTTCCTGTCCCCCGGTTGCAGCTGAGGCATCGGGAGCCTGCTCGACTGGCGGTATCACGCCAGGACCTGCAACCGGGGCAAGACGAAAATCCTGCGCCGCGCGCTCAATGAATCCGCGCACAGTGCGCAACCCTTCGTTGACAGCGTATGTTACTGTCGATATCTTCTTTAATACGGGGACATGCGCCCCGTAGCTTGATATGTCAATTTTAGCGCCCCTGAAGCGCGTTGCTAGTCCGCGACGAATCGATTGATACTTATACTCAATACTCCTTCCTTTGAAGAACTCATTGTGCATCGGAGGTAGCGGAACATCAGGAAGTCCTACCTCCGTAATGCGCCGCAGAACGACATCCTCATCATTGTCTTCTGGCTGGTAAAGCACTGGCCAGATCATGTTAGAATACCTCCCGCGCACATATTCTTGTTGTCCTATGCGCGTTCCTCGGTATTCACATTCCCATGTGTAGCTCTGATCTTGTAAGAAATTCATGACGCGCCAAGCAGCGTCGATCTTCAACCGCGTGCCTCGGCGGTCGAACCTACCCAAGTTGTCGTCAAACTTGCCCGCCAACTCGAAGGGTATCGGGTAGGGGGTGCATTGTGTGGGTAGGAGAAGCGTGGGTACGCCTGGGAAAGGCAGGAGCGGGCAGGCAACGGTCACGCGCGCAGCCTGCCGTACACGCGGCCGTCTAGCAGCCACTCTGTCGCGTAAAGCCAGCTCGAACCCAGCAGGTAACGAGCACTCAGGGTCTACAGCCCTCATCGCTTCCGCACCTACTTTCGCGACCCGCATGCCGTTAATGAGTGCTTGCTTCTCTGGGTCACGATCAGGCAAGGTGGTTGGATCGAGCTCAATGTCATCCACCACCGTTTCATTAGTTTGTGTCTCCCCGTAAGTGTGTGTCGGGGGGAGATCACGACGGTTCGGGTTGTTAGTCATGACAAACCGGTGTTCGTTCACGATGTCAAGTCTTTCGTCACATGTAATGTAAAGTCCAGGTGTGCCGCTCATCGGCACTTTGATCCGAGCAAACTCGGCTACAGCAGCTGACACGAAATTCTCGGCATTCCAGAACTCCGCGTCCGTGCCGTATATGTCGGCAGGCATCATTTCCAGCCCCCGCCGAGTGGTACGGAGTGCTATACCAGCGTAAAACGCCTGACAAAATGTCAACGACATTAAATTTATCTTTTCCATTTTCCCTCCAATGTACTCCCATTCGTCGAGCGATCGCTGGCTAAGGAATGCCGCATCACCAGTGTTGAAGAAGGCAAATTTACCACGAATGCTGGTAAATTCGGGCAACACTACTCGCCAGTTGAGACTGAGCCACGAAACGCCTTCAGCTGTTTCTGGCACATACTGATATGTGAGCGCTGTGACTAAATACAACGCAGATGAGAACTGATCAAAAAGCCGGTTCTGTGTTACGTACTTGGCTAAAGCATGCCAAGCAGCATTTGAAGATAACAGTGCGGGCATGACAGTTTCTTCTTTCCAGTAACTATCATACAAAGCTGAAACATCAACACCCCTGAATTGTAGGGTGTTTGTGAGCAGCTTGGTCGAAACATCAAGCTTGAAGCGCGAAGACCTCGTCCATTTGTGCAGCATGAATATCACAAAGATTGACTCCGCGCTTGTTAGGCCACGGAGGTCAATGGCAGGTCCAATGTTGCGTGTTTGGTCAGTAGTGAGATGTTCTAGAGCAATCGCCCCATCTTCTGTCACGTCGACAGGCCAGGAATCAAACGCACAGTCGCGTGGATAGCTATCAGGCCAGTACTGATCCATGTTTATTTCTAAAAAGTCTTCTTGAAACCGGCCTAGTGCGCCGTTTAGATTCTGCTTGCACTCTTTAAACTTCATCAATATGACGTAGCGCAGCATGTTAAAGAGCAGAGTGACATGGTTGTCATGCCACGAAATGGTTTGGCAAAAAGCCATGAACGTCGATAGATCTTGATTGTTCATGCCTCCAGACTGCTTAAGTGTGTCATGGATGTTTGAGAAGTTGATCGCGCCTTCAGGAGTCAAATAGTTCTTGGTCAAACCATCATAGTTCGACCCCATTGACTCAAAGGCTGCGTCGAGCATACCAAGCGGCGTCATCGCTTGGTAGATGTCACGGGCTGACGACTTAGTTGCGTCGCCAGTGGTCACGGTCTTGAAACCCTGGAAATATGTCCAGGTGTGACACGCGTCATCGAGAACAAAGGGGACTCCAGGAGTTGTCACTTCCTTAAAGAAGTGCCTTACGAAGGTGTCCATCTCTCGAAACGCGTGGGAGCTTGTGAGCGGTGGCAAGTGCGCAGGAAAGCTAGAAAGCAGGGGCTCAGAAGGTTGGTAAAGAATACGAGGCAACGGTTTGGCTTCGTATTCTTC